GGGTTGCAGGTTGCATCCCCTATATAGGGGTGCAACCTTGCAACCCCACCCGCCCCAAACGGTATGAAACCAATAATAAAACAGAAAAAGATTATGACACAGCCCAAGAAAAAGACGGCATTTGTGCCGTGCAAATCATTCAAGCATGACGGTGCAACCCTTACGGTCGGAGTTGCCGAAGTGACCGTAAATCGCCAACCTAATCCGTCAGAGGTGTATTTGTGTGTTAAATACTTCGGTGATGAGGGCACTCCCGAAGCGGTCGTTACTTTCACGCCGGACAAGGCGGTAGAGATCGCAGAGGCTCTGTTGGGGTTTGCGAGGGTAGCCCACAAACAGGATGGGCGGGGATAAACCCGCCTATCCTCGAAAGCAAGGGCCGTAAACTGTTCCCCCGCATTTTGGTTCCGACAAGCCAAATGTACTAAAAACGGGGGAATGAGCAGGATGAATCCAAAAGAAAAACGCAGAGGCGGCCAGCGGGACGATTCCGAGGTCCATATAAGCTATTCGAGGGGGCGGTTGATGCAGCTTATTGTGGACACGGATCGGAAACTCGGGGCTAAATATGACCACGACTTCAAATATCACTTCAAAAAAGATAAACTATTAAATATTAAAATGTTATGAAAAAAGAAACCAAAATCTACACGGAGTATTGCATCCGGAATCAAATCGCCGCCGGAGGATCTGACGATTGGCAAATTCGTTTAGGGAAATACGTCATATCATTGCAATACGTGGATTGCCCTGGCGATGGCTTCTTGGGCCGTCTTGCGTCTTTGGCGGGGCGTGTCCCGCAGCGTTTAGTCGCCGTTGTATATCAGAGAAATCGAGACGGTCAGATCAATGCTATCCGGCAAATATCGGTTCCGGCGAAGGGGGCCAGCATTACGACCGACAATGCGACGGTTTTGAAACTGTTCGGGCATGACGGACGGTTATGTGGTTTTGAGGTCTCCAAATCGAAAGGTCCTTATTTTTTGGGCGGTAGATGGGGGCGTATATCCGCCTCTCAGCCGCTCCTACCGGACGAGCAGAAGCGGGGAATAACCCGGGACACGGAGCGCTGGGTTAGTATAAAATAGATTGTTAATTATTTAATCCATATGAGGATATATGGCACAGGATTCCATTCACAAGATCATCACAATCGAGATCGAATACTCGAAACTTATCAAAGGCTGGGCAGAGGCGCAAAAGGTAATAGATGAGACCCGGCAGTCTATTAAGAACCTCAAGAAAGAGGATGCAGACTATTACGAGAAGATGGCCCAGTATAAAGCCGTAATTCGGGATAAGACCGATGCGCAGCGTCAATACATGAAGCAGATCAACGAGCAGGTCAAGAAGGAAGCGCAACTCGATGGCTCCGTTAATAAACTCCGGAGCGATATTTCGAAGTTGGCAAAAGAGTATTATGCGCTCTCCGAAGCTGATCGCAAATCGGCAAAAGGAATGAAGATGGCCGAACAGGTCCGCAATATGCAAACGGAGGTGAACAAGGCCGAGCAGGATTTGCTGAATTTCCGGTCCAATGTCGGCAATTATGCAAGTGCGCTTAGTCCGCTTTCTTTCCAGGTGCAACAAGTGGCCCGGGAACTTCCGTCGCTCACGATGTCCGCCCAGCAATTTTTTCTGGCGATTTCCAACAACCTGCCGATGCTTGCCGATGAACTGAAGCGAGCTTCGGCCAATAATAAAGCGTTGCGAGCCGAAGGGAAAATGACTATCCCGGTGTTCCGGCAGGTTATTTCGTCTATCTTTTCCTGGCAGACGGCTTTGGTCGTGGGCATTACCCTGTTGACGGCCTACGGGAAAGAGATTGGGGCGTGGGTAAAGGGATTGTTTAGCGCAGGTGATGTGTTGTCGGATGTTGCTCAATATACGCAAGACCTCAACCGGGCCATTGAAAACAGCCGATCAGAGTTGAAGCGGGAGTTTGACGCCCTCCGTGAGGCAAAAAAAGGTACAGCCGAATATGCCGCCGCCCGCAAAGTCATAGAGGATAAATACGGGGACTATCTTTCCAACCAAAAGGAGGAGATACGGAATTTGGAGGACCAAAAGGCGGCTTATGATGCCCTTGCAGGCAGTATTACGGCGGCCGCTATTGCTAAGGGTTTGGAGGAATCCAATGCCAATGCCTCCGAAGAATACGGTAAAACGATGGACAAAGCCTTCGAAGGCGTGCAGGATAAGTTTATTAAAAAATTCGGCCGGGAGGCCGGGATCGCTTATTTTACCGAGTTTCGTGCCGGGTTAAATAGTGAAATTCCGGAATTGAAAGAGCGTGCGCAGGAAATATACCGGATGTTCGATGAGAACACCACAAAAACTCGGACGACTATGGCCGGGAACCGTCCGGTCGTGAGTGAATATGTAGAGGTTTCCAATGAACTGGAAAGCACTCTGAATAAAGTGCGAGATGCTACGGATCAGTATAACGAAACCCTTTCTGCAAACAAAATAGCGATGAAAACATTGATGGATATGTACAAGATCAGTGCAGATGACATCAATGGGCAAGGGGAGGCCATCAAGGATTTAATCAAGCGAAAGGAACAAGAACTTGCCGATATAAACAAGGAGATCGCAACCACGGAGGACGAAATCATTTCACGGAATAAAAGGGCCGAAGCTGTTGAGAATGAGATCAAACGCTTAAAAGAACTTGGACGAACGAATGAGAAAGCGCAAGAGGCTGCTAATAAAATAGCACGACAAGCCGCCAAGACACAGCTCGATTTAGAGAAGCAATTATCAAAATCCATTCTTGAACTCAGACAAGCGAGCCTTGAAAAAGACCTGGAACTTTCCCGGCTTCGCTTTTCGTGGGAATGTCAGGAGTTGGAAAACAAACTCAAATACGACAAAACGCTGACTGCGGAATCCCGGGAAGCTATAAACCAGCTGATTCTGAATATGGAGGAACGCAGGTATAAGGAGGAATCCGAAATACGCCAGCGTTGGAGCGATAAGGAGTTCGAGGAAGAAGCCCGCAATGCGGAGAACAGGATCAAAATGCGGTTTAATGCACAAAATAAATTGCAGACTATCCGCCAAAAAGAAGCACAGTTACCTAATTATGACATTCTACACACATCTGATCCGAACAAGGATATTGAGAAAAATGCCGCCAAAATGGATATTGCGCAGCAACAAATGGATGCTGCACAAAATAAACTTTCCGAAATACAATCAATGAGTGAGGAAACATATACGGCTCTCTATGGCGGTGTTTTGGAATGGCGTAATGCTGAACTTGACGCACAAAAGGCCGTTGCAGAAGCCAAACAGCAGGTCAACGACATACAACTGCAAGGCATTAAGTTGCAAGAAAAAGAAACGCAGATGTCTATTCAAAGCGCACAACAGATGGTCGGTGCGTTGGAAGAACTTGCCGAAGCCGCCGGGGCAGATGCGGGGGTTGTCGCAATGTTGGCAATCGCCGAATCGGCCGCTGCGATGGGAGCGGCGTTACACAAAGCATTTTCATCTTCCGCTACCGTTTGGGATGGTATTGCCGGGGCGGTGGCTGCAATTTCGACCATTACGACCATAATAACGCAAATTAAATCGCTCAACAGTTCCGCAGAAGAAGAAAGAAGTAAATACCGATACGCCTCCGGCGGCCTTGTCACGGGCCCGGGTACCGGAACTTCGGACAGCATCCCCGCAATGTTATCCAACGGCGAGGCCGTGATGACGGCCCAGGCTGTCAACGACTGGGGCGCAATGCTCTCGGCCATGAACGTGGCAAGCGGCGGAAACGCCATCCAGGTATCGAATCTTCCCCAGCGCAACGACGGAATGAAGGGGATGGAGCGCATGATGGAACGGGCCCTGATGAATATGCCGGCGCCCATTGTTTCGGTGGTTGACATCAACAAGGGGCAGAAGCGGGTCAAGGTTCAAAACAGCCTCGGAAAATTAGGACGAAAAAAATACGAATAATAACATGAATACCCCTAATAAGAAAGTGGGCCGCCCTCGTGCATATACCCCCGAAGCTCTTGACGCCAAGTTCGAAGAGTATGTCGAATGGGTGAAAGCGAATCCGGTTTACATCAACAAGGTTTCAGCAGGGGAAATAATTGCGGTTCCAACACAGCGTCCCCTGACATTAGTGGGATTCTGCCAATTTGCAAAGATCAGCAAAGACACATTCCGCCGATACGAAGATGAGTTTTGCGACCTCCTTACGCACGTGCGAGTGGCTATCGAGGCGGACCAGTTGGAGGGCGCATTATGTGGACAGTACGATTCAGGAATCGTTGCCCGTGTCCTTCATCTTGCCGACCGTCAGGATGTGACGACCAACGGCAAGGCGATAACGGCCGCAACACAGCCTATTTCCGTGGTCCTCGATCCCGAAGCTGCCAAGATCATCCAGTCCATAGGCAAAATGACAGTGAAGGAATGACGCCCGATCCCGTAACAAGTAGATTATGATTTCATTATTCCCTCTAACTCAATTCGATATTCACTACCCACATCCGCCTTAAATCGGGTATAGGTAGTATCACATAGTTTATTAATCTGAAATATACGGGGGAATATTCGGGTCGGCGCATCACATTCTTTTCCTTGCGCCAAATAAACGAAATCTAATAAACCACTTTTACTTATGTCCTTTTTTCGTCTCTTTCCCCTTTTCACCCACTCAATCTTATTGTCTGAGGCTTTCCCACGTCCGGTCATCCTATAATAGAACACCTCAATCGTTGTATTTGTAGAAATAAAACCTTCATTTTGCAAGGCTTCCAATATACGATTAGCCTGCTCATAACTCCATTGCACAGAGAAGTGTGCATGTTCCTCGATTGAAGAGATAATATTTCCGATTTTGCTATCGGATTGCTGGCAATATTGTACAACGAAATGATCAAAAATCATTTTTACCTCTTTACGGTCCACCTCCGATAAAAACTCTCCGATCACATTCTGATCATATAGGCTTTTTTCTTGCTTATACAGATAAATAGCAAATGTCCCATCGTCGATGTCATTCTGAAAATGTCCCTGCTCATAAATTCGCTTTTGCTCGTCATAATAACTCGAGTATAGAGTCTCGGTATAAATATTACATTCATTAAGCTCCAAATAATTAATAGCATAAGCAATCAAGCCTGAAGCAATTCGATTCTCTACTGCAAGCCACGATCCTGGGTTCATTGTATCGAGAAAATAAGCATAATATCCGCCATCCTGCGGAAATGCATGAAATGTCCCCGTCCTACCGTTATTCCACATTTTGGTTTCGGTTAACACGCTATTGCCGTCTTTTGTTATATTCATGGTTGTCAAATACCTACGACACCAATCCACTACCCACTCATAGCCAGGCTTATGGTCGCAGATAAAAATCGTATGATTCAGCCAATCAGCATAATACTCTCTTTTATACTCAGCATCCCCATCATTAGCGGCCCGTTTTTTTACATACCAGTCCAGAAATCCAGTCAGTGCATAATCCGCTTTTTGCGGCCCAGATGCATATTCGTTGATATGATCCAAAAAATAGGCATTATTTTTCTGAAAATCAGTCACCCACTCGTGTTCCTCTTTGTATTTGAAAGGGAGATTTATATAATCTTGATACCGCTCCCGTCCCCACATATTATAAAATACCACATCATTCATATTTACTCCAACATTTTAACCAGTTCGTTTTTCATTTCATCGTCGATGTCCCGATAACGGGCAAATGCCCGGCTACCCTCCTTGTGGCCGGACAATGCCCCTACCAGGTTCGGGTCTTTCACCTGCTTGTAAAGATTTCCAACGAATGCTCGACGAGCGAGGTGCGACGAGGCCACCTCCCAAATCGGGCGCTGTTCCGCCTCTCGGGTCAGAGGATTCAGGATCGTTACTTTACGTTTCAACCCCGCAGCGAGAAAAATCCGTTTAATCGCTTTGTTATATTGCTGTTCGGCCATAAGTGGAAAAAGCGACGAGCCGGCATAATCTGCGTAACGGTCCAATATTTCACGTGCTATCGAGTTAAGAGGTACACGTACCGTCACCGGGTGGCCGTCCTTTGTTTTGCGGGGAATATACTCAACCGCTCCATTTATCAAATTATCTCGGGTCAACTTATAAAGATCGCCCACACGGCAACCTATCAGACATTGAAAAACGAATACATCCCGCTGAATTGCGAGCTGCGGATGCCTGGTAAGATTGGTATGATAAATCTTGTTACGCTCGTCAATCGTAATATAGTATGGTGTCCCGTATATACACTCCTCCACGGGATAATTCCGAAAAGGGTTATTAGTCGTTTTGCCTACGTCATTCGCCCAAATGAAGAAAGTACGCAGTTTAGTCAGTATTCCATTGATCGTATTCTGCCCTCTTGGCTGAGGTTTCCGGCTTTCGGGAACGGCCTCGTAGATTTCGGGGTATTGGTCGCAGAAGGTGTATTCATTGCGAAGGAACTCCTCGATGTCCCGTAACACCAACGGCGTCACGGTATCAAAATCGAGCGCAAACCGACTATCCATCGTCCGGCGGGCATACAATTCATACCGCCTCAACGCTCGGATTACGACCTGAATAGCCCGCACCCGCCAATCGGACAACTTGCGCTTCTCGATAAACTCTTCGTAAGCCTCGAAAAAGGTTTGCCAATGTTCCTCGATGATATATTTCTCAGGATGCAGGTGTTTGTCAATCTCTTGGTCCAGCCAATCGGATGTCAAAGTCTCTGTACTGGGTGCGGCATTATATATCTCTAACATCATATTCTTACGGTCGGCCACCGCCTTGTTGAACAAGGCCCGTTTTTCCGCATCATAAAGAACCTTTGCCTTAATCTCCTGTCGGGTAGCATCCCAATCGGATGGGTTAACCTCCAATTCGGAAGCGTGAAATAATTGAATATTTCGACCGTCCCGTAACCGAAAGCGAACATTTGCCCGATCTATTCGTTTTCTTGATACCCGTATAAAAGCCGTAACCGATGCCATATTACAAAATCTGTTAATTCCGTGGTGCAAGTTAGAAAATTTGCACCACACTTGCACCACACAATGAAATCTTTTGCAATATTACACAATTTTATCGACAATTACAATATATTGATTATCTTTGCAATATACCCACAAACAACTAAATATCAATGTATTTACAAAAGGTATAAAATTGCAATTTTCGAATATTGTCCTGGGCACACGAAAACAAAACCGCAGCTGATTGTCAATCGGCTGCGGTTTTTCATTTTCGTTTTGTTCGCCCCCCCACTTGCACCGCTCGTCACATTGACAGCAAGGCCCCATCCCCGGCCGGCGCCCGGGCAACAAGGGCCAGCGCATAGCGATTCACGCCGCAAGGGCGCATGAGATCGAATCGCACGCACATCGTTTCAGTCTGAAGGTTCTTACGCGTGCGACTTCTTCGAGACGAACAGCGCGAGGATGAACGACAGGGCCGAGGCTGCGATCCAGAAGACGATCGCCGTGTCGAGGGGGTCGAGGATGATGACGTCCTTCCGGGCCTGCGCCTGCAAACACCCCGTATGGAGCGTCACCACGGCGAAATTCTCCCGGGCGTAGGATTGCAGGTTGAACGACGTTCCCAGCACCGTATAGTTGTTGTTGGCGCTGTGGATGATGAACGGACAGTTTTTGTCGGGCGAAATGGTGAAAAACGCCTCGCCGTCGAACTCGATCTCGCGCGTCGCCTTCCCGAATCCCGGGTCCACGGTGAGCGTCGCCTCGGAATTCATGCAGACCTTCGACCCGTCGGGCAGCACGATGTCGAGCCTCTCGCCGCACGCCGTGCGGTATTCCAAGGGCTGTGCGGCGCTGATCTCCGCCCCGGCCCCGGCTTCGGACGCGACATCGGGGGTGCGCTGCCAGAACCACACGGCGCAAACGCCCGCCGCAACCACGGCGGCCGCCGCCACATAGCGCAGGAAACGACTCCGGCGCCGTCCG